AATGTTAACTTTATCGTCAGAATTGCCGAGCATTTTAACAGAACAGCTGCGGGAGTATAATAATGGCTATAAATAGAGCGCAATTAGCGAAAGAATTAGAACCAGGATTAAACGCCCTGTTCGGAATGGAATATGCTAGGCATGATAATCAACATGTTGAAATATATGAAACTGAATCATCAGACAGAGCTTTTGAAGAAGAAGTAATGATTGTGGGATTTGGTAACGCATCAGTAAAAGGCGAAGGTAATGCTGTCGAATATGACAACGCTACTGAAGGCTTTACTTCACGTTACTCTCACGAAACAGTTGCTTTGGCTTTCTCTCTAACTGAAGAAGCAGTTGAAGATAACTTATATGATAGACTAGGCTCAAGATATACAAAAGCTTTAGCAAGGTCTATGGCAAACACAAAGCAAATTAAGGCAGCTTCTGTTCTTAATAACGCTTTTAGCAGCAGTTTTACTGGTGGTGATGGTGTTGCTTTAGTATCAAACTCTCACCCTCTAGGTGGCGGTGGTACTGCTAGTAACAGACCAACAGCTTATGCTGACTTGAATGAGACTTCATTAGAAGATGCTCTTATTAATGTTTCAACTTTAGTTGATGACAGAAATTTGACAATTGCTCTACAAGGCAGAAAGCTTATTGTTCCACCTCAATTGCAATTTGTTGCTGACAGATTATTACAAACTCCTGGAAGAGTTGGTACGTCTGACAATGACATTAATGCTATTAAAAATATGGGTATGGTCCCTGAAGGATATGTTGTTAACAACTATCTAACAGATACCGATGCTTGGTTCTTAAAGACAGATTGTCCTGATGGATTCAAACATTTTGAAAGAAGCCCAATGCAAACATCACTAGAAGGTGATTTCGATACTGGTAACATGCGTTACAAGGCTAGAGAAAGATATTCCTTTGGTTTCTCCAATTGGAGAGCGGTGTTCGCATCACAAGGAGCATAATCTTAATTGATTGTTTAAAGGGAGTTTCGGCTCCCTTTTTTTTTGCTTAAAAGTAATATACAATCAAAGGACTAGGATTTATTAACTTGTTCTACAGACTGACCTAGCAGACAAGCCAAGACAGTAGAACTTATTTCCCAGGAGGAAATTATGGCAAAATCAACCTTTTCAGGTCCAATACAGTCCTTAGCAGGATTTATTTCAGCAGGTAATGCTAACGTAGTTAGTTTAACTGCAGATACAACACTAAGCGTAAATTCACACGCTGGTAAAATGTTAACTTGTAACGATGCAGATGGTAAATTCACTTTACCAAGTATTGTTGCTACTGCTCCAGGAAGCAATGATGACCCTAATCAAACTAATAATTTAGGTGCTACATTTACTTTTGTAATTGAAACAGCAGCTACAGACTTAGATATTAAAACTGACGGAACTGATAAGTTCGTTGGCGGACTATATATGGGTAAAAGTGATGCAGCAGGTAAAACATTCTTTTCAGGCGCTAGTAATGATGTTATTACTTTAAATGGCTCTACTAAAGGTGGCATAGTTGGTACTGTTATTAAAGTAACCGCTATTGGTGCAGCCAAGTACGCAGTAGAAGGTATTAACCTTGCTTCTGGTACTGTAGTAACTCCATTTGCTGACGCGTAAGGAGTAATTTATGGCAGACGCAGTAACCTCAACAACGTTGATGGATAGTGATAGAGTCGCTATTATTCAGTTAACGAATACATCAGATGGTACAGGCGAGGCAGCAGTTAAAAAGATAGATGTTAGCGCTTTAAGTGATAGCTCTACAGGCCAAGCATGTACGGGCGTACGTTTAGCAAAAATTGTATATTCTACTTTTGGAATGAGTGTAAAGCTTTTATGGGATGCAACTACAGATACAATCTGTTGGGATTTAAACGCAGACTATACAACAGATGAAGATTTTACCGAGTTTGGAGGTATTAGAAATACAGCCGCCTCTGGTGGAAAAACTGGCGATATTATGCTGACTACTACTGGACATTCTAACGGCGATTCTTATGTAATAGTTCTTACCCTTTATAAAGATTTTGATTAATTTTTATAATGGCTGAATACAAAGGTAAAACAGTAACTCTTAACAAACCCAGGGCTATTTCAAAAGGTAGCCCTGGATACGGTAAAAAGCGAAAAGAAGTTTTTGTTAAAAACTGTAGTAGCGAAAGCAGTAGAGTTAAAAGAATTACCTTTGGCGATGCAAAAATGGGTATGCACAAAAACACTAAATCTAGAAAAAAATCTTATTGCGCTAGAAGTGGTGGAATAAAAAGTGATAGATGTAGTGCTAATTATTGGGCTAGAAGAGACTGGGATTGTTAAATGTATCCTGTTTACAATAAGTTTTATTATAAACCTTTACCTGATTGTATAGAAGTGCAAAAAAGCCCTATTGAAGGGTTTGGGTTATTTGCAATACAAGATATAAATGAAGATTTTGATATAGGAATGTCACACATTAAAGTACCAATAATCCAAGGGTTCATAAGAACTTCAATAGGTGGTTTTTTAAATCATTCAGAAGAATGTAATTGTTATTTAAGCGAAGAGTTAGATTGGGATGACTATAGAGTTTACAACGTAATAACATCAAAAAAAATTAGTGTTGGCGAAGAGCTTACGCTAAACTATCACTTAGACGGTTTAAATTATGGCTAAATCAAAATCAAAAACAAAGAAAGACGCTTGTTACCATAAAGTAAAACGTAGTGCTAAAGTTTGGCCAAGTGCTTATGCTAGTGGCAGATTAGTTCAATGTAGAAAAGTAGGTGCTGCTAACTACGGTAACAAATCAAGAACAAAAAAAGCTGCAGGAGGAGTTGTTTGTAAAGGGCAAACAATGTTAATGCCTGGAAAGCGTAAAAGAACCAAATTAGCATAATGGCTAAAGAAACCTTAAGAGATTGGTTTAATAAAAACGATGGCAAAGGTTGGGTTGATTGTAAAACTGGTAAACCCTGCGGTAGAAAAAAAGGAGAAAAAAGAGGTTATCCTGCATGTAGACCAACTATGGCTCAATGCACCTCAGCAGCAAAAAAGAAAAAAGGGCCAAAAGCAATTAGTTGGAAAGACAGCAGAGTTAAAAAAAGTAATGGTGGTTTTATAGCTAAAGGTTGTGGTAAAGTTATGAATAACCGTAGAAAAGTAACTACAATAAGTTAGGAGAATAGAATGTTTAAAAGAACTAAATATTATGCAGGTGGCCCAGTTGGTATGAAAAAAGGGGACGAAGCAAAGAAAAAAACTAAATATATGGCTAAGGGCGGTAAATATATGTCTAAAGGCGGAGTTGCAAATTTTAAAAATGAAGATGAAGCAAAAAAGAAAACTAAATATATGTCCAAAGGCGGTAAATATATGTCTAAAGGCGGCGCTGTAAAATAATAGTGCTTTATGTCATATTTAATATCGAACATACCTCAGTTCAAATGTTGGGTACGCAAAGAATTTACTGCTAATCATCAAAAATATCATGGAGAATATTTACATGCTTTGGTTATAGCAGTTAATACAATTCCAGACCGTTCATTATCTTTTCAAGTAGTTTTTACTGGTTGTGAAACAGATTTAGAAAATTATCCAGATGAAAATATACATGGCGGTGCCATGTGGGCAAGAATGCCAATACAAGCTCTTATAGCTGATATGCCCTTAAAAGAATGGCCAAAATCAATGGAAGACCATTTAGCTCAACCATGGGACTGTCTTAGTCATCATCATTCTGTTGTTGTTATGGACAGAGTAAGTTCTTCTCCTTGGGTATGTAAAATTGGAGGAGAATTTTATACTGGAACTTATATGTTTACTGTTGATTATACGGAAAATAGTATTGCAGATGATTCTGCTCAACATAAACAATCACATGTGTTATATTTAACAGACGCTGGTGAATATACTGGCAATTTTGTAGCCTTACCAAATAATAGAGTAAGGGCTACAAATCCTGCTTTATGGCGTGTTGGAGAGGGTCCACCACATTTTTGTCCTAGTCAATATATTCACTCAGCAGAAAAACATGATAGTTATATGGATGCAAATATAACGTTTGACAACTTATACGCTCCAAAGGAAGATTAATTATGGCAACATCAAGTAGTACAAATTTTGAACCTAACGTAACTGAGTTTGTTGAAGAAGCTTTTGAAAGATGCGGCCTTGAATTACGTACTGGTTACGATTTAGTAACTGCAAAACGCTCTATAAATCTTATGTTAGCTGAATGGGCCAACAGAGGTTTAAATCAATGGACTATTGAAGAGGGAACTCAAACTGTTACTAAAGATACAAAATCATATACTTTAAATTCTAATGTTGTAGATATATTAGATTGCAGTATTAGAAGAACAGATGGAAGTGTAACTACTGATTTATCTATGAGAAGATTAAGTCGTAGCGAATATCTT